TTGTCGTAACTATCTGTCCTTTTTTTACCGGGATCAGATGCTTTCGCTCCACTGGCTACTAACTCATACCCAGCATTGATATAAGCATCTTCTTTGTCATCAAATTTCATTTCGGGATAAACGCTTTTTAGAACAACCTCTTTGACCTGACGATCTGTTAATCCATCAACAGAATCTTTGACAAAACGACTAGCCGTCTTTTCAAGTGCCAAGCGCTCCTTTACTAAAGCACCGACATTAACAGAGTCATTTTTTTCCTTAAGTTGTTTGGCTTCCTGTTCTTTCGTATCAAATTTCCCTTGCAGTTCACTCACTTTCGTTTTTAAGGCTTCAAGATCGTCTTTATCCTGTTTGACTTTTTCAAGATGAACAGAATAGGCGACTTCAACCGCTTCATCGACATCGAAACGGCGACCATTTATTTCAATTGGCATTTTTTTCTTTTCTCCTTTGGTTTCAAAATTATCATCAACTTGATAGGCATCAAAGCGGTATTCGTTAGAATCCAGATGCACTTTGCAATCTCTTCCAGCTCGTCCTTTGTCAACAAGAGCAAGGTGGTTATATCGAATATTTCTTTGAATGGCATCATAGTGTTTACCATCACGTGTCACTCCAGAAGTCCATTCCAGATCACATTTGTAGCCACAAGATACCTCTGTCATCTTTTTGCTTTCCATATACTCAATGGCTTCTGAATCTGTAACCATCACGGAAGTAGTGACATAGTTATCTTGTTTTCCCACGTCCGAACTAACAAAACCTCGTTGATATTTACGAGTATTTTTAGGGGTTAACATGGTGGGGGGATGCCCTAATGTAAATGGTTTTTTGGCTAATGTTTTCATGGAATTATCGTCATAGACTTCAGAAGGAGGACGCCATTCTCGTCTAGGTTTCCCTGTCTTTGAATCGACATAAACAAAGACATCGGAACGAGTCGCAAATACAGGTACTTCCAAATACCCCTCATCCGTTCGTTTCGTTCCGTCCATCCTGACCCTACACTCACTGATACGAGTTTGAGAGTCCATTTTACGTGATGAGTTAAGTTTCTTTTTGACAGAAGAACTCACATATTCAAGAACACCACTGGACTCACTTGGGGTAATTCCATCTTGTAATTCAGCCTCTACAATGCGATCAGCAACAATCGTTCTTCCTTTTGGGTCATCAGAATAGCGAGTAGTAGCGAATTGTGAAAACCTGACAGCAGCATTACGAAGTCTTTCAAGAGGAACTAAGGGGAAAGCGAGATTGACAGGGTCAGCATAATCTTCTTCATCCTGTGGGAAATCAGCAGGGGGGGTTAGACGTGCATCTTCTTGGGCTTTAATGCCCCACTTCTTGGCACGTTGGGCTTGAGCTTCCCGCTTTTCGTCACTGGAAGCATCTTTATCGGGTAGTTGATCGAATCGTGGCATAGGGTTCTCCTATGCCTGATAGTAAGCGGTAAAGAGTAGGGCTTATTTTGATATGGGAATAATTTCTTTAGCTAGAGCTTTTTTAAGAGTTTCTTCAGCTCTGTTTGAATGAAAAGAAACCTTATCAGCTAGTCTTTTTAAATATTCATCTTGTTGCTTAGGGGTCATTTTATCAAACTCTTGCTTCTTTTTTTCCATACTTTCTTCGTATCCTTTTAAACGAGCGGCTGTACTGTCAAATAAAAGCATTTCACCATTAGTACCTATTGCCATTAATTTACTCCTTTAATACGCTCTACTGTATATTTTACATTAATTTTTGCAGATAATTCAACATTTGTACGGTGCATTAGTTCAAATAAAACTAAACCTTTGTCCAGTTTGCCTGTGCTTACTTCAAAATCAATAAGACCATCGTGTTTTATTTGTAAGTCACTAAACAGAGATCTTAAATCATCTGAAAGAATTCTAGTCCACCCGTTAGGAGGTCTTTGAATTTTATATCGATAGTATTTACCATCTCGTTCACCTATAGCAATCAATTCAGCTACATTTTTGTCCATTGCTTCAACCCAATCTTCATCGGAAAAGCTCTTACCAAAGACGTGATTATGTCCTAAAGAAACATCCCCACGCTGACGGAAAATAGTGGCATAACTCTGAGGAATCGTGACCACATAGGTATTACGCTTCTTTGAGTATTTACCCAACACTTGAGACATGATGAGCTTACCATCTGCACTCCATGCAAGGGCTATTTCGTTTTGCTCTGTCGTATTTTTGACTTGCTTGGTGAAATGAACTAACTCTTGTTCAAACAAATTTAAGTCTTTAAAATCAACAGTTTCGACCTTATATTTCGGGTTTCCAATGGTTTCTTCCCGAACATTTAAGAAGAGTCTTTTACCATCTTCTCCAAAGCCTACTCCAAGCGGTTCTCTTAATTCAGATAATCCAGTAGATTCCACTTCTTGAGGTGAAACATTTGATTCTATTCATCATCAAAGTAAGGCAAAGCAACACACCTGCATTGAATAGGTTGACCGGGATGACCATCGGAAGGAGGCTTATCCCAAGAGAACACTTTCTTGTTACGCTCTCTATGCTTGGGTCTCACTCGTTCATCTTGAGCGGTTTGCCATATGTACTTATCAATACCTGCTTCCAGATGTTGTATCTGAGTCAGATTACCATGAAACTTACCTACTTGATCTCTAGCAATGAGCTTGGCTTTGTTCTCTCCAAAACCAAACTCTGTTTTGAGATGATCTTTGATTGTTTTGATAGATTGCCCTTGTCTAACGGAGTCGTTAATTAGTGTGGTTAAACGATCTGCACCCTGATTCCCAAAATTCTTGATGAGTCTTACATTCTCACTGACAAAATCATTTATCGACTGGGACAATTTGGGGTTATTGATAAACGGATTGACTTCCAGTTCTTTTTTGTTAACAGATTCCATTTGCCTATTGAAATTCCGTGTTGTGAAATCTTTAACAAATCCCGCAATAGACCTTACTTTAGAGCTAAAGCCATCTACTAATTGACTCCATTTCACTTTAAAAGATTCAAAGATAGAATCTATTTGAGAATCATCAAAGCGTGGATAGATAAGGACTTCGAGATCATTTACAATTTCAGAAAACCAAGACTTATACAGTTTTAAAAGCTGGCTGCGGTAATCTCTCTCCACTCCGAGAGGGTATTTCGTAAGTGGTATCTTCTTCTGTCTCGGCTGGTTTCTCTTCGCTAAAGTCGGCATCCGTTGGGATCTCCTCCCCATCTATGTTGTAAGTTCCTCTTGTTGACAATTCTTTTCTCACTTCTTCGACACCCAAGACCCCATATTCCAAGTAACCCTTATCCGTTTCCATATCTAGTTTGTTGATTTCAGCCTGTTCTTTACGTGTTGGCTGCCAAAGGGAACGGAACTCAAAATAGATGGGTTCTTTGAGATCGAGTTCTGCTTGAAGATAAGAAAAAAACAGTTCTAATTCAGGACGCAAAACATTCTCTTGTGCTGATTTGATCTTGTCATACCAGTCTCTTGATTGGCTGCCTCCAGACTCGCCTAGACTCGAACCAGGCGACTCATTAAATAATTTGGTATGAGGAGTATCTGAAGTGGCAACCAAATGATCTTTAGAAAGTTTAACCAGTTCTGGCATCCCCTGTACCGTGGTTGATTTGCGTTCATAGGAGTCTTCGGCATCGAGTACAATGGCATTGAAATTACTACGTCCTGCATCAATGCACTCCATTTTTGTTTTTATAGCTTCTTCGGCTTCTTCTTTATTGCTTGCCACCGCTTCATTAAAGCCTAAAAACTTATATACAGTTTGAGCAATATCTTGAATCAAATGGCTGACATTGCGTAAATTTGACCCATAAGCTCTCAGAGGCTCATAGTTCCGTTCCATGATTGAAGATGACCAACCCCGATTTTCACACCGATCCTCTTCTGTAGTTGTTGCTCCCTCAAAAATAAGGAGTCGTGAACGATGTATTTTAGCGTATTTATCTCTTGAGAGTTCGTAAAATTCAGGCTTACGAAACCTGCCGTAATCATTTGGATAAATCCATTGTGCGTCGATAGCAGTAGCTTCATTGATACGAATAATGCGATCTAAATTAACGGGTTGATCGAGAGGCTGCCCATCCTCTATATCAAGAAGTAAAACAGCACCACCGAAGAGCCTTCCCCATTTGATAGCTTGATTACAAAGTGGTAAAATGTGCAACTCATTGAGCCGCTTTTCAATGATTCCGTCTGGGTCATTGACAATTTTGAGGGGTTCACGGGTCATATCATTGGGCAAAAGGTCGATTATTTTTGCACAAATACCGTCTGTTCGGTATAAATTCCGTAGCTCTTGATAGGTTAGTTGTGGACGAAAAGAGTAGAAGGTGCGAGCCAATTTATCTTTAAAAGTGCCAAGACCTGTAAATAGGTTTGTCCATCCGTCAAGTCGCCGTCCAGACTTTGTTTTAGCTGTTTGATAATCAATTGATTTATTTATTTTAGGAAATGGCCAGATCATTTTTTCTTCACCCAATTTAATAATGGATTATTTTTGACCCCGCTTAATTCGTTGAAAGCTCCACTGGCTGCATCCACTTGATCATCATGAGAGCCATTGGGGAAATCTTCCA